ATTCAATGGACACCTTTTTGGGATATGCGTATTAAAATATGGGGTGATAGTGAATTTTCTACAATTACCAATGAAACCGATGGTTTAATAGTGGATGCACATTATTCGGAATTAGGGCATAAACAATTAACGAATAAGTTTTTGGAAATGATTGGTGACGATACATTAAGAAAAACTATTAATTCATTATGTGAAAAAGATAAATTAATATAATGATAGATTTAAAACAATATGTTTGTACGGTTCCGTTTAAAGCATTAGAAATACATGAAAATAAAAATTTTATGTGTTGTGCCAGCTGGCTGAAAAAAGAATTACCTAATGGGGTTCCCATAAAAGAATTATGGAATTCAGCTGAAGCAATCGAAATACGAAAGTCTGTAATGGATGGTTCGTATCGTTATTGTGATAAAAAACAATGTCCATTTTTAGCTAGATTAATTCATTATGATAAAAGTATTTCCGGCCCAATTATTCACATAGATAATTTGAGTGATGAAATGAAAATGAATTACGATACCCAAACTGGTATAATTCCGGTGGGCCCCAAAATAATTCAAATGTCATTTGATAGAACTTGTAATTATAAATGTCCATCATGTAGAGTAGATATGATTGTGGCCAATAGTGACAAGATAAAAAGTGTAAATCTTACAATAGAAGAAATAGAAAATGCATATTCCGATTCGATTGAAACAATATATTGTTCTGGTACAGCAGACCCATTTGCATCCGTATCATATAGAAGTTATTTAAGAAATTTCAATGCAAAAAAATATCCAAATTTAAAATCAATACATCTACATACCAATGCCAGTTTGTGGAATGAAGAAATGTGGGATAGTATGCCAAATATACATAAATATGTTCACAGTTGTGAAATTAGTATTGATGCTGGTACTCAATATACTTATGAAAATGTAACAAGGTTGGGAGGTAATTGGGATAATCTAATTTCAAATTTAAATTTTATTTCAACCATAAAATCTTTACAGAGTGTTAAGTGTTCTTTTGTAGTTCAAGACTCAAATTATAATGAAATGGAAACTTTTTTAAATTTAATATATTCTATATTCAAAAATAAAACAAAAGTATTTTTTGGCAGAATTACCAATTGGGGAACATTTACGGACGGCCAATTTAAATTAATAGATGTAGGTAATGCAACTCATCCAGAACATATGTTATTTTTAGAAGAATTTAAAAAGGTGGCCACCAATCCTTATGTTTTTCATAATATGTATGAATTGATAGATTTGAAAAAATCTTTAATCTAAATTTGGTAATATCAAAAAATTGTCGTATATTAGAGTATTATAAACATTTAAACTCTAAATTATGAAACAAAAAACAGAACAAGAATTAAAGCAAAACTACAATAAGTTTATTGCAATAATTAAAAAATATTTTAAAGGTGAAAGATTGGAGAAATTACTCCATATGTATTCCGAAGAAGAATTGGGTGTCAATCTTACACTATCTACCGCATCTGGCTCAAAACACTATCATAACGCATATATAGGTGGGTATATAGACCACATCTTTAATGTATGTAAGAACGCTCTTAAAATGAGAGACCTGTTCGTAATGCAAGGTGGAGAGATTGATTTCACCGAAGAAGAATTGATATTTAGTTGTCTACATCACGACTTGGGAAAGTTGGGTGTTAAAGGTGAATTACACTATTTACCAAATCAAGAAGAATGGTCTCAAAAGAAATACGGAACTTTGTTTGTTCGTAATGAGAATATCCCATATATGACTTTAACTGATAGAACTTTCTTTACATTGAACCACTATGGTATTCAGTATAATGAGAAGGAATATTTCGCAATCAAACTTACTGATGGTATGTATGACGAAGATAATCAAAAGTATTTAGCAGGTCACGATTTGAAGAAACAATTAGTTTACAAACTGCAATTTATTATGCATTGGGCAGACCATATGTCTACAATCATTGAAAGACAAGATAACATAATTTAATGTCAAAATGTCAAAAGTAGTCCTTTGGTATAGTATTTGGACTATATAGAGTATTATTAACTAAAAACATTTATATTATGTACATGATTGATTACAGTAAATTGTTCGAAGAATTTTTTCCAATCGAACAATCAAAAACAAAAACAACTTATGTTCAAAACAAATTCGCAGTAGACATTAAAGATGAATCTGCAACAATTGCATTGTCAGTATTAGGACACAATCCTGATGACATTGAAATCAATTGTTTTGAAGACAAGATTGAAATTAAAGCCAAAAAAACACAAGAGGACAAAGAAAATCCTTTCAATCAATTAATTTCAGACATTGAAGAAAGAGTTACCGTAGGTAAAAACTTCGATGGCAGAAAGGCAAAGGCTGAAATTAAAAATGGTATTCTCTTAATTACTATTGAAAGAAAAGAAGAGTCCAAACCAAAAAAATTAACCCCGAAATTAGGTTAATTCAGTTATTTTTCGTATATTGAAAAGGTAGGAGATTAAACACTTCTACCTTTTTTATTATAAAACAAATATTTATTACTATGATATACAACGAAAAAATACAAATGTTATTAGAATCTTTAGACGGAAAGTTAAGGATTTTACAAAACGGAATTACTGGTGCACAATCAATGTCACCATCAGTTGCTCACACTACTTTGGAAGATGCAAGAAAGATAGTAGAGAGAGTTGCCGAATTAACCAGAATCAATCGATAAATGAATTGGCTTAAATATTTAGTCGGATTTTCTGCACTAATTATTGCCGGATGTGCAGCTTACTTCTCCGTAACCGGTTTAGGTGTTCTATTTAGTGGAGCAGCCGTATCAGTTATGGTAATGGCCGGTGCATTAGAGTTTGCAAAGTTAGTTGCAGCAACTTATCTTAAACAAGAGTGGGAAAACATAAAGGGATTTAATAAGTGGTATTTGACCTCTGCCGTTGCATTACTGATGTTAATCACCTCTGCGGGTATATTTGGATATCTTTCCAATGCATTCCAATCTCAGTCCTTAAAATTGCAACAGGTAGATAGAGAAATTTTAGTCTATACTACAAAAATTGACCAAAATACCATACAACTCAATCAATTAAACACACAATTGGGTCAATTATCATCAACTCAAAGCACAATTTTAGACAAAGGTAAGATAAATTCTCGTCTTTTACGTTCAATTGATAATAAAGATAAGCAAGTTGCTACAATTAACAAAAAAATTGAGATTTTACAAACTGAAAATGCTAAAAATAATGAAAAAATCAACGAAATTAAGACTTCAAACTTGGATTTAGAAAAAGAAGTCGGTGGATTTCGATTTATTGCGGAAGCATTTGGTATGGAATTGAAAAATGTGGTAAAATTCTTCATATTTTTGATTGTAATTGTATTTGACCCATTAGCAGTTGCGTTAATTATTGCATTTAATGGTTTAATTTTACAAAAAAAGAAAGAACAAAAGCAACATATTGTTGATATAATGGAAAATGACGAAAAATTAGGGTTATATGAGGTTTATGGAGATAATATTTTTAACGAAAACGAGAAAAATGAGATTAACGAAACGAATGAAATTACATCTGTTAGGATTCCTATTGACTTGGATGGTGATGGAAACATTGATGGATATGATACAAACTCTGACGGACTTATAGATGAATTTACTCCAAAGTCATCAGGTAGAGCAAGAGAAATACAGCATAAATTACCATATTATGCAAAAAGCGATTTTGATTGGAATGATAAATCAAAATGGATAAACGACCAGAACGCTATTAATTTTTGGTTGAAATATAAAAAACAGCAAGAAGAAGATTTAGTTAAAACTTACTAATTATTTGGTAATTTAGAATTATTTTCGTATATTAGAAATACGAAATTATAATTTATGAAAAAATATGCATTATTCATCGGAAGATGGCAAACGTGGCACAAAGGTCATGAGTGGTTAATTAATCAACAATTAGAAAAAGGAAAAAATTGTTGGGTTGCAATTAGAGATGTACAAAAGGATGAAAATAATCCAAAATCAGCACAAGAAGTATTACAAGAATTACAAAAAGAATCATTTTTTACAAACAATTGGGATAAAATAATGTTATCAATTGTTCCAGATATTGAATCGGTAAATTATGGTAGAGGGGTTGGTTATGAAGTGATTTATCACGAACCTCCTACCAATATTGAAGTAATTAGTGGAACTAAAATTCGTAAAGGTGAAATTGAGAAAGATGGTAGTAGAGCGTAAAAGACACATTGCCAAAACCATTTCATATCGTATTGTATCAACTTTAATCGGATTTGGTATAATGTGGTGGGTAAGTGGTGATATTAAGGTAGGAGCGGCATTTGGGGTGGCAGAATTAGTATATAAACCCATTCAATATTACTTACATGAAAGAATATGGTATAAATTTATAAAATACGGACTTAAAAAATAAAAAATGAAATTAGTAACAGACAAAAATCAATTTGGTTTAGAAACAGCCGAATTTAGAGAATATTTAAAAACACCATGTCCTAGAACGGAACTTACAACATTAGAAGTGGATACATTGGAGTCAACTTTAATTGAAGGATTAAAATTACATCCAGGTTTGGGAATATCCGCAACACAATTGGGAATTAAAAAGAGAGCTTGTTATATTAAATTTGGAGATGAGGAATTATTTTTAGTCAATCCATTTATTAAAGAAAAATCAAAAGAAGGTTTTATATTTTATGAAGGATGTTTATCAATTCCATCTACATTAACATCACCAATACGAACTATACGGGCTTCTAAAATTATCATACAAACTGATAACTTAGGTGAATTAACATTTGAAATTAATCCCGAAGGAGATAAGCAAAACGAACAAGTTTCGGTGGAAACAATGATGACGGTTATAGTTCAACATGAAATCGACCATTTAGACGGATTTACTATTAAAGATAGAGTTTATAATACACAAGTTGTAAAAAAAGTAGATTTTGGTAGAAATGAAAAAATTGTAATGAAATCACCACAAGGTGAAATGATTGAAGTTAAATACAAACACGCAAATAAATTATTTTTACAAGGATACGAAATCGTTTAATTATGTTATACACAATAATCACAATATTATCAGTATTATTAGTTGCATTATCATTTGCAATTTATAATCTTTTAAATAAATTAGAAAAATACGAAGATATCATTGAAGAAAATGATATTTTTTTACAAACCGAGTTAGAAAGAAACGAAGCATTACTGGAAGCATTGAGACTAATTGATAGTCGTGAAATGTTTGAGAAGGATGATGAAGTAGGTTCTATATTTTATCAAATTAAAGAAACTATCGAAAAATTCAAAAAACAACAAAATGCCAATTAGAAAAAAAAGGGGCCCTAATCGTCAATACTTTACAAAAGATACCGAAGATGCTATTATTGAATACAATCTAACCAATGACCAATATATTAAAGATAAATTGTATAGAGAAAGAATTGCATCTGCATTTGATAAGCTTGCAGAGATAGTTTACAATAAATGGAAATTTACTTATTTTGATGATGACCCAAAAGATGTAATGGCAGAGGTTGTTACATTTATGATTGAAAAAATTCATATGTATAAAAGTGGTAAAGGTAAAGCGTTCTCATACTTTACTATTGTTGCAAGAAACTATTTGATTTTAAATAATAATGCAAATTATAAACGATATAAAGATACGGATATAATGTCCGGCTTACCAGAATCATTTGATACAGAAAATAATTTTAGAGAAGAACAAAGAAATGATGAACATAGAATTTTTAATGTTAGAATGTTACAATATTGGGATAAACATTTAGAAAACTATTTTCCAAAGAAAAGAGACTTACAAATTGCAGATTCTGTATTAGAATTATTTAGAAGAGCAGAGTATATAGAAAATTTTAATAAAAAATCACTTTATCTACTTATTAGAGAAATGACCGGCCACCCTACACATTACATAACCAAAGTTGTCAACAAAATGAAAGAAAGACAAATGGAATTATATAATGAATTTGACAAAGATGGTGATATTAAAATATAACATATGATACAATTAGGTTTATCAGGATTTTACCACGATTCAGCAGCTACAATCGTTATAGATGGTAAAGTAATTTGTGCTATTGAAGAAGAGAAACTATCTGGAATTAAACATGATAGTTCTTTTCCGTTTAAAGCAATTCAATGGTGTTTGGAATACACAAAGATAACAATTGATGAGATTGATATGGTTTGTTGGTATGAAGACCCGAATTTAAAATATGAAAGAGTTAAAGAAACAATTGGTAAATGGGGTGGTTTAAGATTTCCAATGAAATGGAGAAACTTTAATAAACGATGGAATCAAACCGA